CACCCCACGAATGTCCAGCGATAGCTCAGCGATAGCTCAGCGGCTTTTCAGATGGGATCTGGCCCTGTCAAGAAATGCGTTTTTAACGAGCTGGCTGGTTCGCTCCCAAGGATACCACAGGGCCCAGAGAGGAACCAAGGGTTTTTTTGGGGGGGCTGCCGAGTAAGGAGACTTTAGAGAGCTGGAGAGCGGATGGCAGCGATGTACGAGCCCTGCTCAATGGTGTTTTCGGGCAAATCGGTCGACCCGCAACCAATTAGTTTTGCGGTGCCATCCTTCCTGTACTGAATTATGGCCCAGTGAGCTGATTTGTTGTGGATGTCGATCCCGCATAATGTCCGGCTTGTCCCAGGTGGGACCGAGTCAAATTGCTCTCGTGACACGATGGAGACTGGTAATCCAATCGAAGTGCTCAGAGCGGTTGCAGCTGCTGAGTATCGCAGGAACGTGCGTCGAGTGATGTCCATTGTTGAAGCCCTTTTGAGACGTGGGATCAGATGTTCGATGATAGCTGATCCACCCCACGAATGTCCAGCGATAGCTCAGCGATAGCTCAGCGGCTTTTCAGATGGGATCTGGCCCTGTCAAGAAATGCGTTTTTAACGAGCTGGCTGGTTCGCTCCCAAGGATCAAGGGTCTCGTCCATACATTTTCGGGCTCTCGCGTTATGATCATCCCTCCGCTGGGAGTAGATTGAGCGGGCGAGCCTGAGGACCTCTTCGCTGGTTGGATTATCTGATCCTGATTGTGTCATTTTGCTTTTAATCCAATGCGGTCGCGCTCGACGATTATCGGGCTGAGCCCGCTTCACGCATCGCTGGGTCCCCAGTGCTCTCCGCTTGAGCTACGAGCCACCGCTCTTGCAAGCCATTGAAAAAAGGGAGACGCGCGAGTTTTGCCAGCCAATAAGTGCTCTACCACTGAGCTATCGAGGCTAGTTGGTCGACATAGTGCCCCGAGTTGGATTCGAACCAACGACCACTGCGTTATCAGCGCTGTTTGTATGCTGAGCGGATTGGTCGCGTCTCACTGGTCTGGAGCGAACAGGCCCCATAAGGTTCACTGAGTCTTGGCATCCCTCACGATGTTAGCCATGTGAGGCCCGACCTTGTCCGTATTGGACCCACTGACCAGTTCGATGTCGTATGGGTGATGCCCGAACTCGTCCTCGGTTGTGAGGGCTGAGAAGGCTGTGTCCGTGGTGGTCAGCGAGGCCTCGAGCAGAGTACTGCTGGCGACCGTGATGGTCTTCTGGAGCAGAACCGCTCGGGTGGTCCGATGCCTAATCGTCAGGGTCGCAGCCCAGCCTGTATAGTCCTTGGTAACAGTCCAGGCCAGCTTGGCCTTTGCCACTCCATCGTAGGTTGCGCCCCGAATAATCTCGATTTCGTTCGTGTTCGGGTCGACCGGGGAGCTGGTGGTCACGGTTCCAGAGCCAATCAGGGTGATAATCTGATCCTGTTTGGCCTCGGTCGCGTCTCCTCCTCCGCCACCTCCGCTGCCGACATCGTCAAGGGTCTTCGTCGTTGCTGCGTCGGCATTGTCGTAGAAGGTGTTGAAGTTGCCCGCGATCCTTCCCGAAGAGGTTTCGGTCACTGCTGACCCAGAGATTTGCTCGAGGTTCGAATTGACGATTCCGCCAGCGCTGATCACGAGGCTGCCCCAGTTTGAAGGAGCAGAGCTGGCCAGGAGCGGAGCGTAGTTGGGCTGTGAGCTTGCCAAAATGGCTCCGTCTGCCCCTGTTAGGGTATCAAGGTCCGCTTGAGCGGTCGCAACCGCTGCTGCGTTAGAAGTGAAGGAAGAGGCTGTCTCGTCGCGATGGGCCTCGAGTGAATCGGTTGTGTTGCTGAAGGAATCCCAGTCTGCGGTCGCTGACTTGGAGACCAGTTTGGCGATAATCGAATTGTCAGTCACGTCGGTTCCAATGACCGCTGCTGCGACCAGGTGGTCAAGGCCGATGTCAGCGAGAGCGGTGTCGACCTGAGAGTTGATGCTCGCCAAGGCTCCAATAGAGAGGTCGACCAGGTCGCTAGTAACATCGAAATACGATGCAGCTACCAGGGTCCGCGCTTCGAACTCAGCCACGGTCGGGAGATCGGCAATGTCAGCGGATACCGAGGCTCCTGCTGGGGCTCCGAGCCTGGCGAATGAATCCCCGGTTTGAACCGTGTTGCCCGTGTACGTGGTGATCGTATCGCAGAGCTGGATGTCGGTGCCGCTCAGGTCTACCGCTGAACTCGGGTTTTCAACGTTGGCCCAGTCGATTCCTGCAGTTCCTCCTGCGGTCACGTCCAAAGTCCTGCCGGCAGTTGTTGGCTTGAGGAATCCGGTCGCCCCTGACCCAAACAGATCGTCGTAGATCGCCTCCTCGAGGACCGTGAACTTGAAGACCACGACTAGGGCTCCTGAGATTAAGATGGATCCAGCCAGCTCACCAACCGTATCGGTATCAGTCGCATCGAATGTCAGCGAGTACATTCCGTTGTTACGATGGGTTCCTCCTCCGCTGTTTTTGTTGGCTCCTGCTGCTCCGTTTTTGCTCAGCTTGACGTCCGTGTTGGCGATCGTGAGACCAGTTTCAAGAGTTTTGAAATCGGTGTCGTCTACGAAGGGCCCGACCAGTCGCGATTGGCTGGCTGTCGATTGCTTTAGAAATCCGTTATTCATCATGCACCCATTTGTCGGAGGTGGTGAAAGGAGGTCCCACTCGGCAGTTCATCGTACAGAATGCCGTTGCCGGAGTTCCACATCGTTGATCTTTCGTCCGCGGTCCACACATGGTTTTCTGCGATCGCAACACTCATCATATCGCCCAGCAGTTGTGTCGAGGCCACGTTGGACCAGGATCGCTGGTATAAGCGGAAAGGAGCGGTTCCTGTGTCCTTGGCTCCCAGGCCCGTTATGCTTGCTGTCCCCTGGCTGACATTGTCCATGAAGAGCTCGACGTCAGAGCCGTCGCAGGTCCAGGCCCACCAATACCAGGTCGCAGTCGAAGGGGCTGCCAAGGCTGCGATGTCAACAAACGAACCTGCCCCATCATAGAGTCGAAACGTCAGTTTTTTGCTGTCTGCGTTGCGGAAGAAAGCCCATAGGTACTGGTCCCCTCCTGATCCATCGGATTGGCTGACCACTGAAGCATTGCTGGTGAGCGTGTTAATGCGGACCCAGCCAGCCAGGGAGAGCGAGGTGTAGTAGCTCAGGGGTGCGACTGTGTCGCCTGCATAATCGTTCGTGGCATTGGCGTTTCCCACGTCCTGGCTGTTGGGTCCTCCTCCCGATGTCGTGGTGAGCGTCCCGTTCTCAGTCAGGGTCCAAGACGCATGCTGATCAGTCAGATCGTCCGGGTTGTCCCACCAGTGGCTGAGATTGTCTTTAATTCCCATCGAACAGGCCCAGCTCGAGAATTTGCTCGGCAACCCACTCGGCGCGGGCTTGATACCCTGGTTGGGTGTGGTGAACTCCACTTTGGTCCAGGTCCGCGAAGATTCCTGACTTCTCCCAGTCTAGAAAATAGGATGGAGCGGTCGAGGCCCGCATCAGCGCATTAAACTCGATCACCACAGCAGGCAGCTCGGGTCGCTTGGTGATTGTATGCAGCCCGATAAAAATGGTCGCAAAGCCTGCCTGCTCATACTCCGTGAGTGTTTGCTCTACGAGACCTGCGACGTAGCCAGGTCCTTGCCCTGCGATGATGTTATTCGCGCCACACGAGACGATCGCGATTTTGGTGGGATAGCCGGCAGCGCGAGAGGATGCCAGCCCAATGCGCGATCGAATTGCACCCACCCCATTCCCCGGAGTCGCCATGTTGAACGAATCGTGTGGGACCGTGATTTGAACCTGGTCGACAATTCCCATTGACGTCGAGGCGAACCCGTCGCCAGGGTTCATCAGGGAGTCGCCATCGTAAACCACGAAGACTTCTCGCTCGCCTTGGAGGGGGACCGACCAGCGGCCCTGCTGTCTTTCGCATTCCGCAAACCACTGCTTTTCGGTCGCCTGATCACTGACCCACAACTCGTGAATTCCCCCCGCGAATCGGTTGGCTGGGCTCGTCGGGAGATTCCCCAGGAACCCTTGAGCAATCACCGGGGGGGCCATGGGTGCGGTAAACGTCTGCCCGTTGTAGTACAGCTGGGCGACCGACCCGCTCTGGAAGTAGCCCAGCGTCTGAACAGCGTGTGACCCCTTGATTCCCAGGTTGTGCCCACCGAGGTGTAGTTCAGCGATCCCTGCCGCATCGTGGACGAAACTGACCTCGAATCCTGCCAGCCTGACGAGCGGATGCTCACTTCCAAACTTGCCGAACTTGGGCGAGATTGTGATCACTCCCGCGGTCGAATCCGTGGATCCAAACTCGGGAAACTCGATCGATCCGAAATTGTTGTGGATGAAGATCTGCTCGCGACCGTAAGGATCAATGCCCCAGAGCGCGTTGAAGGCTCCGGGCTCGGAATGGGGAGACAACCCCTCGAACCCTTGTCGGCTCGACATAACGGTCTTCACGAGCGACCGGTTGAACTCATCTGACCCGTCCAGTTCAACGGATGTGGCTGAGTAATAGACTCCGATGTTAAATCCGCTCTGCGCGTCCGCACAGGATGTCATCGCCAGGAGACCGAGAAAAATTAGCGCACGATAGAGTTCCATGAATTTCCTTCCTCTGTGACGGGAGAGCTGTACTTCGGCATTCGCGCCGAATCAAATGATGTGTTGTCTCTGATCACCACGTCTTGAGTGAATCCGGTGGTGATGATTGGTCGCGTCCCTCCGTAGTTTCGGTTCCCCTCGAGAAGAGCCCGCTCACACCAGCCTTGTGAGGCTGACGAGTTGATCACCAGCCCAGCCCTGCCGTTGTCCATAGTACGGTTGGACCTGAAGTCGACCGTGAACACGTGGCTATTATTGCCGTGACCGATTCCGAACCTGGGACCTACCACGAGGTTGTTGTGAGCCTCGCTGGCTCGCGTGTGCTGGAAATGAATCCCGAACTGCCCCTGAGCCATGCGGACCTTGTTGCCCTCCGCTCGTGCGCGGGCTTGTGGCCACTTGAACTTGATGCCGATCGTCCGTGACACCGGCCCCGTTACCCCAGCGACCACACAGTCTTTGACGAGTACTCCGGTCGAGTAGATCGCTGACACAAAGTTGGCTTGCTGTGACCCGAAGACTCTGATTGCTGAGCACTCTTCGATGGTGCCTGGAGCCAGGTACACCCAGATGTTGTCCTGCCTCGAGGGAGCGGCGATGATGTCCTCGGCTGTGTTCCGCCTCACCTCTACGTCCGCTGGCCAGGGATAGGATCCTGGCAGCCAATCGAATCCAAACCCACCAAATGTACCGACCGCTCTGAACTGTCGGATCGTATTGCCCAGCACTCGAGTGTTGTCAAATCGGCGCGAGATCACCCACACGCAGTGAGCTGACCGCTCGACCGACCCTGTAAAGTGACAGTCCAAGATCGCCATTCCGTGCACCTGGGACGTCCGCATAAACACTGCAGATCGGCAGTTTGTGAACGTGCAATTTTGAATGACCACGTCGTCCTGACTCAGGGATTCGTTGGTCTGGACAACCACTCGGTTCCAGCCTTCGAACTCGATGTCGTGAGCAGCAATGCTGACCCCAGCGGTGTTGAGAAAATTCTGCCCAGCACCGATCATCCGCACCGGACCGTTGTGAGCGTACAAGGTGACCGGCCTGCCCTGCTGTAAGAAAATGCCTGGCCACGACCGCAGATCATAGGACCCTGCCTCGAGAGGGATCAGCCCTCCGCGATACATGGCTTTTTGCAGCCAGGCGACTCGGTCAGGCTGACCAACCGCAGGGGTGTGGTTTAACAAAGCCACCACTAGGCTCAACAAAACCACGTGCAGCCAGGAGCGACTCGTCTTCATGGGTCTGCCCTTATGCGGGGACGTTGCAGGCGATAAGTTTTGCCAATGCGACGACCGCCAGCTCGGCACACAGAATTTCACAGGCAGTCGGATCGGCCCCGGACACGATCCGCTGAGGCAGCTTTAACATCTCACGCAGCGTTTTGCGAAATTCGACGACCCCAGCCTCGACGGAGCGGAAGGTCGCATTGCGAATGGTAACATCCTTTATCTTGAGAATGTCTGCGATCCGAAGTTTGCACCAGCTCTTTTTGGCTTCCATGGTGTCGAGAGAAAGCGCGAGCGGACCTCCTTTTTTGGCTACTGATTCATGGCGGCCGATAAAGGTCGAGATCTCTTCCTCGATGATCTTCAACACGATGTCTATTTCTTTTTTCAACTTCTGCGACATAACTTCACCAGCCTTTCAGGAAGAACCCAGTAAATTCCACATCTCCGTTTCGAATCCGCTCCTCCGCCAGCCGCTTGAACTCCTCGGCTTTGGCAAGGGGCTCGCTCCGCGCCTCGAGTTCCGCCTGCAGCTCAGCGATCTGCTGATCCTTGAACATCACCACTATCCCGAGGCGCTCTTCTACCACCTTCAGGCGGGCTTCGAAGTTCGAATCTGCGGTGTCTCCCATTCTTTGATTGTGGGTGAAGGTTGCGATCGCATAAACACCAAGCACCATCGCGCAGGCGATCAGGACCCGCTGCCCCATCAGCGCCTCGGCGAGCTTTAGGGCCCTACCGCGCATAAAGTCGAGGGTCAGCACAACCGTACTTGCAAAGACAATGATGGCTAGAGCCCACCAGTAAGGGCCAAGAATAGCATCCATTTTTGATCTACCCAAGAAAAAAGGATGTCGGGACTGTCGCTGGAATCGTGGTCGCTCGCCAAGCGGTGATTGTCAGGACAATGCCAGTGATGATCACTATCAGGAAGAGTAATGCATAAAACAGGTAAACGCCACCTTTCGCTCGGAGTAATTCTTTGGCGATTGCCCACAGGAATGGCCCCTTGGCTTTCAAGTCCAGGACCTCGAGTTCGTCCTTCTCATGGCCATCGAGTTCTGGTTTGTCATCAGTCACAACGATGGCTCCAAGAAAATCAGGTCCCCTCGCTTTGCTGCGTGTAGTCTTTGCCGAGACCCCAGCTCAGCTCAGGGACCGTGAATCTCTGTTGGTCAGTGGCATCCCCCCGCAAATGCACGTGCACGCTGGGATCTTCGTGCCTGTCGAAACTGGCGACGAGCACGAAAGGTTTGTGCTGAGCAGGCGGTGTAAGCTTCAAATCCAGCCCCGATCCCTTCCAGGATGCAGCCAAAGGCAGATGCCCTTCTTGGTCGATTCGCGCCTTGGGCACACCCCCCATTGGTTTGGTAGTATCCTAGCTGCTGACTGCATCCAAAGTCTAAGGAATTACTGCAGGCAAATTCCACAGGCTGGAAGCAGGCTGGCTGAGCAGCCATTTGGAAACATGAATTCGATCGCTGAGCACACGCGTTGTACCTGGCTGGTTGCACGCAGGCTGGCTCCGCCATCATCACTGAGGGTGCTGGTGAGTACGTGGTAGTCGTGGTCGTGAGCACTTGTGTGGGCGAGGCCTCGAAGCCAGAACACAGCGATTCCGAACACTCGGGCTCAAACTCTGGCTGACCGACTGGATCGGCCACGAACATGCGATGGTCTGTACCCATCGCTGGGACTGTAAGTAGCGCAATCGCGATCGTAGCAATTGCAAGTTGAAACGTCTTCATCTTCGAGTCTCCTCAACAAGAACAAAAAAGGTGTGGCTGGGCTGCCCAGGCCCGTACAGCGGAGAATGGAAACCGCTGGCTGAGCCCTCGTCTCTTCAGCCTCAGCCACGTGTGTTAAATCAATGAATTACCCACTCCCAGAAAGGTCTCGCAGGCTGCCTTGAGAGCCTCGGCCAGCTCCTCAGACCGATCGCCACCTGGTGGCTCAGGGTCAGGTCCTGGATCAACAGGAGGACCATAGCGAGCGACTGTGCGACTGACGTCTCCCGGTCCGGGGTACTGGCTCCAGGGAGTGTTGTTTATCGACGGGTACATGATGTCCCGTTGATCATTGCTGTGCTCGAGCCCGATCGCATGCCCGATTTCGTGAAAGACGACCTTGGCAAGGAACTCGAGGTCCCACTGGACCAACGTGTCGTATCGCTGCTCGATCCGATCGTCACACCGATCTCGAGGCAGGAACGACCAGGCGAGGGTCGAACCAGGTAATGGTCCGTCTGTCGCCCATATTTTGGAGCTTTCCTTTCGCGCCACAAGGGGAAGTTGGATGCCGCAGGTCTTTTCCCATTTGTCGAGGGCTGCCTCCCAGGCCTGCTGGACGACCTGAGCCCCGAGGTTGACCTGATCGAATCGGTACCAACAAGGGACGACCATGCATTCCCGCGGCCATTGAGCATCCTCGGGAGCATTGGCAAAGTCAGGCAAAGCGCAAAACCGCTTGTGGACATGGCTGGATGTCACCGGTCCGAACTCACCATCGACTGGGAGCCCGAACCAGTCCTGGTAGGATCGGACGTCGCGATGCCCGAAATGCTGAACCAGCCGCTCGGCCTCCTCGTGGCTGGCTTGGATCATCGCTGGGGTTCTTTCGTCAGTCATCGAATCGCTCCTGAGAATTAAAACTGGAATAAAACAAACGGCAAACTTAATTGCCAGAGGCGACCTTCAGGCCCTGGGCGACCGCGCGCCAGTGTAGTTTGTAGGACTCGACGTCCGGGAGCTGACCTGAGGCCTCGAGAGTATTGAGGCTGGCAGTGAGCCCAATAAAAAATGGGAGCCACTTCTTTTGGCCTTCCTTAGGCCAGCTGGTGTTTCCGAGCTCTCCTCGATTTCCCTTGCGGACGACATCCATCATGGCATCAGGATCGCTATAGGCTCCACGGTCGATTTCAGCCACTACGAACAAAAACGATTTCTGCAGCTGCTTTGCCCAGAAGGCCTTGTTGTCATCGACAATTAGCTCATAGGAATGGATCGCGGTTTTGTACAGCGGAGATCGGGTCACGTCGTTATCCGGCATCGGGACCGGATCCGGTTCACGAGGCGGGATTGGATCAGGGCTGTCGCCTGACACCACGTCGATAGTTACCTCCCCCTCGGAAATGGAGCGATCCTTCCAGGAGATCACTCGGACCTTGACCACGAGTCGGCCGGCAGCACAACCGGTGGGGATGGCGACCAGTGATCCGTAAACTCGCGCCCGCTCGACCATGTGAGGAGGAGCGACCACTTCAATCAGATGGCTTGGCCCTTCCGGGTCCTGGGAGATGTCAACGTTGGTGTTGATCTCAGCGATCTGGTTGGTGCCGACTGAGTCGGGTCCGGTCAGATCGAGTTGAGCGTTGAGAATTGGGCAGCAACTAAACAGCAGCAGGATCGCGATTGAAATTCGCATGGGAGACCTTTCAGGTAGAGACTGGGACCGAAATCAGACCGCATCCTATCCGATCCAGAGAACCACACAACCTTTCCCGCTGGCTCTTGACCACCACTCGCCAAGTTCCGTCCTCCAGCAGTCTGCCTGCGATGTCCACGATTCTGAGCTGACATCTCCTTGAGCGACCGACCTTTCTGCGGTTGAAAGTGTTGAGATAATCGTAGACCAGCGCTGGGTCAAAACGGCTGCAGATAAATGTTTTAGAGTTCATTCGCTCACTCCTATGTTCTCGTACTTCACGATCGCAGTCCAGTCGTCCTCGTCGCGTTGTCGGCTGACCTCGAACTCCGAAACCACCCAGGTCTTGTGGCGCGGGTGCTCTTCGCCGAACTTAATCCCCTCGGAGTTCAGCTCAGCGATGGCATCGGTCGCGCTGATCGCTTCGACCCGGAAGATCCGCTGAGGCCCATCGTTATCGGGCTGATTCTGCTCGTACACACTCATAAACGCACGTCCAGTCGTTGCGGTCCCATGCGCGGCACTCTCCACAACGCCCAGCCCTTGTCCAGCAAGAGTTTCAAAGTTTGGTTCATCATCCTTATTCGTCCTTTATTTCAATTCGCTCAGAAAGCCTTCGCACTAGTTTCTGGTCCTCATTTTCACTCTCGACCCGCTGGGGACCGTGGTGATATTCGCAGGCGACCATTTGCTTCGGAGTCGGCCCGAGCCCACACCTGATCAGGGCCAGCTCGTTCGCATGGTCCAGCTTCCCAAGAGGCCGTGTCAGCCCTGGATCTGGAGGCAGCTCGACCAGCCTGCGATACGTTTCTAAGAAGCTTTTGCGAGTCCATGTTTCAAATTCGTGATCGCTCAGCGATCCGAAATACTCTCGCCCACCAAGGATCCTGATCGCTGCTGTCACGAGCGGGTCTGAGTACTCGAGCAGGCCACGATGGCCCCAGTCGGTTTTCCTGACCGCACACCATGCCAGCTCACATCTCCGCGCCAGGGCCTCACCCTCACCCGCCAGCTCGCGAACCCTGGCTATCGCGGGAAAGAATGCGTCCTTCACGATCGAGCGTGAGAAGGCGAATTTGACGCTTTCAAAGGGAAGGTCCTTGAGCCCATCCCAGTACATTCTTAGGAACTGGTCCGTAAATTTCTTCGGCAACACGGACGCAGTCCGGTTCATCAGGTCCACAAATGCGGGTTTTTCCGTGGTTTCCATCACTCATCTCCCTCCAGGAAGCGCTGTGAGGCCTGAGCGTTCCCCAGTTCCTGATCCGAAACAGCCATCGTTGCCCCCGGCTCAGCATGCCCGATGAACATCTCGACCTGCTTCGTATTTTTAAAGATCAGCTCAAACCCGTGGTATTTGGTCTGCCGATCATTCTGGCCACAGTGGTGGGGACTCCGGTGATTGCCGTCGATCGCCAGTCTCAGGTCAGCCTCCGTGAATCCTTCCCCCAGGCGGGCCTTGATCAATTTCCCTCGAGCTGCAGTGAATTTCGATTTTGGGTGGTAAGTTAGGTAATGGTCGAAAATCGCCTTCACCTTTTCAGATCCAGAATCAGAACTAGAACCAGAACCAGAACCAGAACCAGAGGCGCTTGCGTTTCGCTGGGTGGTCGCTGAGCGATCGCTCCATCGTTTCTTGTTGGCAGCCTCGGCCCCCTTCCTGCGGGCCTCGTAGGTTCGGTCTGCTGTCAGCCTGACCTTGTCCATTTTCTCATTGACGAGCCCGTCCTCAGTGCTGCGGAATTTGGGCTCGATCACCTTCCAAGCATCCAGCCACTCCTGGTGGGTTTCACATCCAGCAATCCGCTGGAGCTGCTTGTAGTCGTTCGGGAGGGCCTTGTTGCTGAACTGGTACGCCAGCAGCCGAATGTAGACTCCGACCGTGGCTGGGTCCCAGCTGTAGGTCGCCTCCGTGAAATCGGCCACGTAAAACTTGAACCAGGGTTTAGCCATTAGATCAGACCTCCCTCCTTGATTTGATGTTGGCGAATGAATCGGAAGGCCTCCTCGGCTGACTGAGCCTTCATGGGAAAGGTCGAGCTGGAGCCATCAGAACCATCAGTGACTGTGCAGGTCGTCTTCTTGAGATTGAACTCGACCCGAAATCGGATGCCCAAGTTGACGACCGTGTATGCCACCTGTTCGACCTTCATGGTGATGGCTCCTTCATAAAGCAAAACCACTTAGTCCCCCCGTCCCGAACAGACCGGCTGCCAAATAGTGGTGGGCTTGGGCTGAGACGAAGAACCTTTGAAATCGGAATGTCGTGATCGTTCCATTTAAAGACCAGAGTCCCGTAAGGCCTCAGGACTCTAAAACATTCCGCAAAACCCTCTGTTAGATCGTCCTGCCACGTCGACAACAGTTTTCCATATTTCTTCGCCAGCCATGATTTCTGACCTACCGACGTTAGATGTGGAGGGTCGAACACTACCAGGTGAAAACTATTGTCCTCGAACGGTAGTTCGCGAAAGTCTGCGACCACATCTGGATCGATGGTAAGAGATCGACCGCTGCCAATTTCGACCACCTCGCGTCTACTGTCGACAAACGTCGCGAGGGGATTATTCCGGTCAAACCAAAACATTTTTCCTCCGCAGCAAACGTCCAAAATCGCCTTCATGCGCCATCCTTTGTCAGTTTGTAGGTGTAAGCGATCACCCAGTCGTTTCGAGCAGCTGAGCCAGGTCCGTTGGTCTGATCCCACAGCTTGAAGAAGTCGAATCGGATCGCCTCGAGCACGTCGCAGCTGCAGGCATCTCCGGGATGCGCGCAGCATTGGAACTCGACTCCCTCAGCCTTGCAGTCCTCCATTGAGATAGATCTCAGTCGCTCGCAGCGGACGTCCGTGATCTCGAGAAATGTTCGGGCTGCCTTCTGAGGCATGAACCGACCGGTCAGCAACTCCCGTTTGTATTCCCGACCATCGTCCTTCTCCCACATCATCCCGAGCTTTTCAGGTCCGGGAAGGATCACTGGGCTGTCATCGCTGACGTAGTAAGCCATGCCGCCAGGTCCGCGTTTGAGCGACTCCCGGACGTAGACCTTGTCCCCCGGCAGATGCTGAGGAAGAAAATGCAATAGCCCAGCCATGGTTTTGAATTGGAAGGTAAAGGGGTGCTTCTTGCATCGCGCGTCGATAAAGTCACGGTTCACCCTGACCCAATCGATCGCTTCATCATGGAAGGGGAGTCCTGATTCGGATCGACGCGTCTGAGTCTTGACCCCACTCTGAACCTTGGGGACGTTTCGCTTTGTGAATGTGAGTCCCTTCATTTCTGACCGCGCTCCTTGCCATCACTACACCAGAGAACGCGAGCCGATCGCGCAGCGTCGACGAATTCTCGCCACCCCATCCAACCAGAGCTCGTATAAAATCCCCAGTTATCTCGTTTCTTTCCGGTCAACACCAACGACCAGCTTGACGATCGATTCAGTTTGACAATGCGATGTTGAAACGATGACTTGCAAAAGGAGAGTGATCCCATTCTCCGAGTAACCTCCTTATGCTCTTCGCCGATGGTTTCGACATACCCTCCCCAGAGAATCACTCGCAACATCCACCAAGGATGATCATGATGACAACGATCGTCGTCAGCGCGCATAAGCTTGTGGAGTTTGATCGACCATCCGAACGGCAGACGTAACGACCATCGCGACAGATACACGTTAGTTCTGTCAATGTCAGTGATCGCTCGATACTTCAATATTCCCTTCATTGGCGGTTTTCCTTTAAAACGGTTTTTCGGGCTCACGGATCAGCTCCTCAGCCCAGTCTGGAAAGCGAACAGGCTGCTGATCAGCCAGCCGCACTCGAATGAGAGCCCCCGAGCGGTCTCCATCACCAGCCACACAGGAACCGAACTCGCCACGGACCACCTGCTTGTCATCGATCCAAACCTGGTTGCTGAGAGCATCCCAGACTGCCTTGAGCAGGTTGTCGACGTCAGGGCTCTGGCAATGCCAGTACCGCAAGTTCGGCTTCGTTTTTCTGGTTTTGGAAACCGGCCGAGGGAATACGAAATAGGTGTCGACGAGCAAAGGCCCGTCGATAGCGGAAGGGACCCTGACATTCTGCTTCAGAGCCCTCTTCCACTGGTGAATCGGCTGATCAGCCTTCACGTCCTGGAGGATCGTGGTAGTACTCTTCACCAGCCACTTTCGGAACAACTGAGAAAAGGCTCGATCACGATGATGCATCCCAGCCGACAGTTGTTTAACCGCTGAATGGATCTTGTCGATCGAGGGCAGCAGCGACCGAAACCGGGATCGAGGCTGAGCGACCGGAGTACCAGGAACAAAGGCCTGGACTACGATCGACGCCTCTGGGACCGGAAGTAAAGGCTGATTGTCCATGATGGATCACTCCTCCGGGACCTCCGGGACCTCTGAGTCCATATCGTCCTTGACCTCCTTCACCTTAACAGCCTTAGTCTCAGTCAGGACCAGCTGCTGCAGGTTCCCTGAGCTATCAAGAACTCTGACTTTGGTGAGGCCCTCCTCCTCCATCATCGCGATCAGAGCGTCCTTCGACGATTTCAGTGTCGACGTCGCTTTGTTCTTTTTCTCAAGGTCCTTTCGGTACTTATCCGCTGCCTTCTGCAAGGCCTCGGGCAGATCAAACTCATCTTCCATCGTTGGTAGAGCAGTGCTCATTTGGAACTCCTCGGTTAAGAATGCGATCCAAGTACACCCTTAGATCTCGGTTGCCCTCGAGCCACGTCCTGTAGCCCTGAGGAAGATCAGAAATCGCGACCGCTGCATGAGCGCCAAAGGGCATCGCGAGACACCTCTCTGGCTTCTGAAGCAGGACCGCATCGCAGTAATCCATCACCACGTCAAACGAAGGTTTATCATCGATCCATTTGCCCAGGTAGTCAGGGCCAGGACCGCGGGATTGATTGTGAAAGCTGCATTGGCCAGTGGGTAGATCGACGTACAACACCCACGGATAGGCAATCGTGGATCGGTCGTGGCCCCAGCCAAAAGGGATCGACGATGCCTTGAGCCAGTGAGGCACTCGGCTCAACACCTGGTTCTTCCTCGCGTAGCTCGACTGCCGACCATCTCGCCGGTACTTCTTGGCGCGGCTGGAACTGTATTGCACCTGATACAGGCTGACCGCCACCGCGCCGTCGATGCCGCGGGTCGCCAGCTCAGTACAAAACTCCATCGTGGCCTTGGAATCGCGGGCCTTGAAGATCGATCTAGCCTTCATCTTTCGATCCCAAGTCGTTGAAAAATGTCAACAATCGGTTCAAACCCGAAAGCACTGCCGGCAGTTCATCGGCTGGGAAGGTCAGATGTCCTTCTGGGACCGTCATCCGCACGCAGTCGTCTTCAGAGTCAGCGGTCATGCGCACCGTGGTGGCTCCATCGGTAACAACTGTTTTCATCAGGTATTCAGGCATCTCATTCTCCAAATTCAGGTCCATTGACAATTAAAACTTCGGGTGCCTCCTTCATTGGCCCAGGTGATTTGCGACCAGGCCCAGAGAGGTGTTTCGGTCGGGTCTTACTCAGGAAGGTCCAGCCCTCGTACAGGGAGCGAACCTCCTCGCAGTCGTAGTGGCTGACGACAATCCGCGCGTGCTTGTACTCATTCAAGATTCGAGCAAGCTTCTGGTGTGGGCCTTCCTCGGCCTCAAACAGCCCCCCTGAGCCCGGATCGACAGGGCTGGCAAAGTCGTGCAGGTAGCGACAGTTCGCGCCACTGGATCGCGTCTCGTCCATATAGGGGGAGTCCACGTAGATCGCAGTCGCTTCGTGGTCCTCGAATCGATCGATGATTCGGAAAGCATCCCGGCAAAGAATCACCACGTTACTGAGCCTGCGATGCCAGTCAGGGATCGAAGCCACAGCATTCTTCCATCTGACCGTTGGAGACCCTCCGTTTTTTGTCCACCGCACTGCGATCTGATAGTCGGTCCTCTCGGTGCCAGCGGTCCCGTTTCGTCCCATCCAGCTCGCCAGGAAGTACCAGTATGCTCGCTCAAGTTTGTGGGCTCCATCTCCCCTGGGCCTGACGTGGGTCGCCTTGAAAAAGTCCTTGGCATCATTGAGCAGCCCTTCGCACATCAGGGTTCGGGAGCATCGCTCGTACAGCTCGAGGGCTGTGCTTTCGCGCTGCAGGATGTGAGCCAGGTTGATCAGCTCACCATGCAGATCGTTGACGGTTTCCTTTTGGCTTGGTGGCTTGGCGAGCAGGACTGCCATTGATCCGCAGAAGGGCTCGAAGTACTGGGTGTGCTTCCCGAGCTGAGTCACGATGGCTGGAGCGAGCGTCCGCTTTCCTCCGAACCAGGGAGCTATCGCCTTGACCTTCATGGGCTGACCCTCCTTCTTATGATCAGAACTAATCCTCCGAGCGGAACTGCAAGTGGCCACGGGGGCGATGATGGATTGGGGTTCATTTTGCTGGGGCTCTTACTTGACACCCAGAATCGCCAGCCCTGAGCGTAGAGTTGGAGCACCCGTCGTTCAAACTTTCGGTTTGCGTGCATTGCGATTCCTTTCGTGTCTTAGACGGATTAACAGGCTCAGCATTTCATCATGATCGTTCGTGTCTAAGAGTTGGTCCACGAGCACTTCGAAGTGAGCTGTTCGAGTCTGAATAGTTAATTCTAGGTCCACCCCGAAACACCCTCGGAATCCCTCCAAAAGTTTAGCCTCGAGCACATCACAGTATTCGCTCACTGTCTTTCGCATAAATGGGTCAATCGGGCCTCGCATCAACTGCTCGACGGACTGTTTCAGATCCATACCGAGCATAGCAAACGAGCACACAAAGGACGCGATCGCGTGCTGCCGGCTGAGGCGATCCTCTCGCAGTAGTCGCCGAACTCTGTCCATTCTCATCAAATCAACTTGCGTCAACATCGATCACCACTCCTCTCTCAGGGTCAAACGTGGCTGGCTTACCCAATCGCGTATGAAGCGATCGACGGATGTGGGTGCCCCTGGGAGGGACAACTCGAATCGCTGTGCTCATCTCTCCGAAGGCCTGGACGATGCGGACCTGCAGCTTGATCTTGTGACCGATCCATTCGTCGCCTGGAGGGTCGCCCAGCAGCGTATGAATGATGCTTACGCTGGTTTGGCAAAGCACCAGCAATTTAGCCTTCCCTCTGAACCCGAGGGTCCAGCGGTCGATCACTTGTCCATTCTCAGCGGTCAGGGAGCCAGGCTCGTACACCTCGAGGATTTCGACCTCGGGCGATTGGAGTTGTTGTTTCCAGAGCAGGTCCTCAGCATACAGGAACCGTCTGCCGTAGGATTTATCTTTGGCCATTGATCACTCCTCAAACACCACCATGTCGTTCATGTCATACTCAGGAATCTCCAGGGGCTCCGGACCCCCGTACAGCCCAGGCCAGTGTCGTGAGGCCTTCGCGTCCCGATAATCGCGGACCACTCGTTTGACCCGCTCACCCCAGTCGTCGATCAGGGACCAGGGCAGGATGTTGATCACTCCGCAATCAAAGTCGTCCTGAGTCTCCGCAGCGATCACGTCGTACTCCAGGAGCTGAACCGCGTCGTCGCCTGCTGAGGCCAGCAGTAAATTGTGAAAGGCGAACTGGAAAAAATACCCCAGCCTTTTGCAGGTCCGATAGAAGGCGCGCGGGTGGACGTCGTTGGTCGTCTTGATCTCGCCTGCCCAATAGCGATCCGCGATCAGGAGGTCGATTCGGGTTTTGCAGAGCTGACCCTCGATCTCTCCGATCACTGTGACCTCGTGTTCGGCCAGCCCGAGTAGAGCCGCCGCAGGCTCACAGGCCTCGATCTCGCTCACTGTTCGCTGAGCGTCCTTGAGCTCGTCAGCGGTGATGATGTCGCGATGCTTGTTCGCCTCTTCAAAGGCAGCCTTTGACTCTCGGTAAAACGTAGTCGATGTGGAGTTCGTTTGTTTCTGACCGACCACGAAGGTGCCCATGTAGTCCTCAGGCATCCCTTGTTCGACGCAAAACTTCTGCCACCTTTCGCCCAGCGCGGTCAGGGACCCATCGGCCTTTGTCATTTTGGCTGGGGGCTCCTTGGTCGTTCCCTTGGTGACATTCCGGGGGTCGTTCTCGAAGGCCGGCAGGACCGCAATCCGCTGGTCAAACTCGCCACCGATGATAGCGTGCACAGCTGCCCCTGTGGCGGTCGTTCGAGGACTGGGCGAACAGTGCCCGTCGAGCGTCCGTTTGAGCCTCTTCATCGACCTGAGGCCCGCCTTGAGCTGAGATTGTGAGGGCAGGTCGATCTCCCTGTACTTTGCCCAGGGGAGGTTGCGGTAGATCCCGGGTTTCCAGCTTCTCATCGGCCACTCCAGTACTGCCAATAACCGCGGACAAACTCGACTCCAAAAATACAAGTCGCGACGGTCAGGCCAGCCACGACCGCAATACAAATCCAGGCTGTGGGTCTAGCCCAAACCTCCGCTCGAATTCGCTTCATCTCCTCAGTGATTAGCTGAGCTGACTGGTACTTGAGCTTTTGACTTTCTGCATTTGCCAAATTCGCCTTTGCCTGGTCGGCCCGAATCTGTAAGAGTTGCTGGCGGAGCTGCTTCTTGTCGTAGTGATCAGCTCCCTCGTAGACCTCGATAAGTTGGCTGAATTCCTGATCCAATAGTTCGGGATCTGGTTTCTTGTTCATGGGTTCTCCTTGGTTAAAACGGTTGGAAGTTCTCGGACCCGCAGGTCAGCAGGCCACTCCTCAGGGTCGCCTCCCTTGCGGTGTTTCAGCTTGAGGCGCCTGTCGTAGTCGATCGAGTTTGAGCCCAGCTGCTTAACGAAGACGGGAGCGCCTGCAGCCTGGCAATCAGCGACCACCTTTCTCAGCTATTTGAGCCTGCAAGGCCGCGATCCGGGACCTGATTCGCCACCCACGATCACCCAGTCGGGCGAGTTGTCTGCCGGATCAACGATTGGCATCATGCCCCCCGGAACATCGGGGTCGCCCATGTAATCGTGGACCCACAACCACGGCTGCAAATCGACTGAACCCACCAATGGCTCGCAGCTCAGAAACAGAACCGGAGCCAGATCTCGGCACTTGAGCAGCTCGGGGATTGCCTGAGTCGCGGTCCCCTGATCAGAGACCGAGGTGCCAAGGTGGACGTTTGGCCTGATCGCTGGACTCCTCCCGAACTCAAAGGGAGACCAATGCTCCCGAATCCGCTCTGGACGTTTCGTCAAGAGCTGAAACGTATGCTGAGGACAGTCGTCGACCACTCTGAGGATGGCAGCGATCCATTCAGCATTAACGAACTCCCCGAACAGGTCGGTCATATCGCACAGGAACCAGACGGTCGGAGTTCGTCTCTTCCTGATCCGCTCGAGAACCGTTTCATCAAGGAACAACTCGACCTTGTCGCGATGCTGACCGCTGCCAAACATCGGCAGCCCGAATCGTCGCTGCATCCTCGACGCGTAGCAGTTGGTGCAGCCAAGGTTGACCTTCTCGCAGTAGTGCCCGACCTTTGAGCGGTCAGCCTTGAGCCTGGCTCGGATCGGGTTCGCGCTCATCTCAGTCCATTCAATCGGTGTCTTCTGAGTCATCCCCGCTCCTCCTGATCACGTTTGATCGCGTCGTAGACCTCGCGCCGATGGACTGGGATCTCTTTCGGAGCCTCAATCCCGAGCCTGACCTTGTCGCCCCTGATTTCGACGATGCTAATCTCGACATCATCACCGACCATAACTGAATCGAACTTCTTCCTGCTTAATACCAACATCGTGTTTCTCCTCAAAATCCAAACTCAAAACGGCTTCCATGCCCAGATCCATTGCAGCGAATTCTCGTAACATCCGTTCACTCACTCGTTCCTTGCGAGGCCTCATTCCGGCCGATCGCTGGTTGTCGGCTGATAAGAACCCCCTTTTTAGGCTCTGAGCGAACGAACAGCCGGACAGACCTCCAGGTTCGATTGCCGATGTACTCGATTTCCACGAGCGTAGTTTCGTCCGAAGGGGGGACCGTGACCACCACGCGCTCGTTCAGCTTTCTGGTGATGGTCAGTCTGGTTCGTTTCTCAGCCATATCGAATCCAAAAATGAGTGCTCTTGATTCCGAGGCCTGAGGGGAGCGCCTGCAGGCCTCGTGGTCAAACGCACTCCTGCTTCGTTTAACCAGGTCGCGTTACAAGTCCACCTTGGCCAGCCTGATAAGTTCGCGCCAGTCACAGCGAGCGTCCTTCGTCTTGGCAACGAAACCATTCTTGTGAGCGAATGAGATCGCCTCGTGGTCCTCCAGCCTCGAGAAGTCCACCTGCGGGTGATCATGCCTGCGATACAAAGTCAGTCCGTCCCCCCGATTGTCGATCGTGACTGTGACCGCAATCCCGACCGACCGCTGCTGACACCAGGTCTCCAGTCCTGTGAGATCGGAACCGATCACTCGGGCATCAACTCCCTGACCTGCTCAACGATTGAGTTCCCGATGGCCAGCATCGTTTCGTGAAAGTCGTGGTCAGGTTTTAACGTTTTGACCCGCGAAAACTTCTTTAGCAGGTACCCAGCCAAAGGGCTCGAGCAGAGCGCGATCACAGACCCGGTGTCGATCCCAAAGAAATCCGCCACGTACTTGGGGCCCTTGCTGTCGAGAACCTCCGCCATCTCCATCCAAGGGAAGATCGCGGTCCAAGTGTTGTAGTCCCCGTACTTCATCAGGACGAGGCTGAGCGCACAGATGGGTTCCGAGTCCCGCTCGAGCTGGTGGTGATCAAAATTATTCCATTCCGGCTGAGCCCGACCTCCTTGATCGATCACCCAGTGGTCCAGGCTCAGCAGGTCGTACTCAGTATTGTCTCGACGCTCGATAATCGCGTCAGGCATCCTGGTTAGCAGGTAGCAGCAAGCCATGAACTCGTCGAAATGGGCATCGCCTGGGTGAGTGATCAGCTTTTGATCTTTGAGGCCGATGTCGCGTGACATAAGAAATCTCCTTTCGTGGAGGCTCGGGTCTTTGCCATGCATGGGGTACCGAGCACAAAAAAAGCGATCGCGGCCTGAGCCAACGATCGCGGTTTGGTTTAGTTCGAGGTCGGCAAAGACGGGTTCAATGTACCATTGCCCAGCGACTTGTCAAACCCATGCTTTCACCCGCTATTTGTCGAGTAACTTCGCCCAGGGCCCCTTTGGGCACACGACGCAATGGCGGTGCTCGCGGGTTCGTTGCCGTGAGCACTCTTGGCCCGGAAACTTCCGGCAGTGGTAGAGCTGAACCATCCTGCCACGGGTCCCGCAGACATCCCCCGCTATCATTCGCGTCGGCTTTCCCTGGAATTCGCATTTGATCATCAGGACACCCCGTGAGTAATGCTATCCCATCCGATCCTGCGTTCCGAGCCATGCGATCCGGGAAGCAGGCTGACGAGAAAAATCGGGTTGCTCGGTGTGACAGGCGGAGCCCAGGTGGTCGGCAGCGTGTACAGCTCCTCCGGGTTTCCTGCGAACTGGGAGCCAAAGGTCGTTTCGAAAGTCCCATAAGGACCTCCGGTCGCGAGGGTCTTGGTGTGCTGCAGCCGAAACTTGACCTCGGCCTGCGGGCCTGCAAAGTCGATCACTTGCGGAAATTCATGGAGAAAGATCGGGGACGCAGTGCGATCAGTCAACTGGATCTTGTTGCCATTGGCGGGGTTTGTAAAAAAGGTAAACGTCGACAACTCGAAGATCGGCAGCGTCGATGACTGGGGCGCGAACCCCCGCAGGCATTCCGACCAGATGAAACTTGGGCACCAGAACCCACCACCATGTTCGGCCGGCCTTTGCCCCACCACGATCGCCCACCGCTGAATCAGTGACTGCCCTACATTGAGATCCTCGAGACACGCCAGGAGAGTCAGGCCCGACGCAAATCCCACACTAGAGGAGCGGGTCGGGTTGTACATGATCCCATTCCCTGCTGGGCTCTCAAGCACCGTCCAGCCAGGGAAAAGGTTAAGATTGATCCAACTGTGGGTGATGAAGTAGCCCTCGGTCGGAGTGATCAGGTCGTCGAAGTTAAACTCGAGATTGAATGAAGGTCCTCCTGGAACCGGACAATCACTGCAGCAGCATGAAAACTCCCCGTGAGTCATCGTATCAGCTCACAACAAAATCTGCCGAGTCGGTTTCCCGTGTGACACCATTTGCATCAGTGCAACGAAAGACCAGAGGATAGGTCCCGTTGGTGGTCGGAGTTCCCGATACCACTCCGGTTGATGCATCCAGCTCGAGCCCCGGAGGGATAACGCTGGCCGACCCGAACAGCGACCAGGTCACAGGGGTTCTGCCTCCGGTGTGCGTCAGAACCAAAGTGAACTCGGTCCCATTGGTCAGCGCCTGATCTCCTGGTTCGGCCACGGTCAGCTCACCTGCGACCGAGAAGGTGACATCCCCGGTAATCACTGCTGCTCCCTTCTCGTCACTGATCAGGAACTGGACCACGGTCGAGGAGATCGCGACCGAGGGTGTCCCCAGAATCACCCCTGTGTCCTCAACTACGGCGATCCCCGTTGGAAGAGCCCCTTTGTACAGCTCGAATGAGTATGGGGGCTGTCCGCCAGTGACCGAGATCGCCAGCGGTGGCATCGCATTTGAGATGCGGAGGTACTGGTCGTCCGGGTCAGTCACAGACATCGCTCCGGTCACCTGAGGTGCGGATGCGAGCCCGATCTCTTGGGCTCCCGAACCCTGAGACCCGATCACATCTCCTTCAACCCGGACTGGCACCTCGTCCCCAACTGTGACCGTGACTGGCACCTTTTGGGAGACATCGACCTTTCCGGGAACTGTGATCGTCGTTGGCATTATGGTTTGGCGACCCCTCCAGCCTGGATGTTCAGCTGCAGCAGGGAGGTGCTAATCGCAATTCCAAGCACGGTCGGGAAGTGACCTGACCCCAAATCGGACTCGGGTGCGATTCCCCCAGCGGTCGCACTCACGACGTACACCTCGCCCACGACCAATGTGGCTCCGAGGTCGATCTGTCCACTCTTCTGAATCAGGGCTGGCTGCCCATCCACATTGGGAGTGACAAAGATCCCGACTGCCTCAGCCTCAGCCTCAGTGCTGGCATCGGCTTTGTAGTGCTCATTGTCAGCAGACTTTTTGTAAGCTGGCTGACCCTGAGTGACCGTTTCTCCACAGGTCACAGCCTCAACGACTGCCCCTGCCCCAATTTTGACGTTTGCTGCGGTTTGTGTTAAATCAGCCATCTCGATCTCCAAAAGTTAAGTATCATTGCAATCGTCTGCGAGTGACCAGAACACACCAAACCTATCCATTTGAGCCCAGCCCAGCCTCTCGCCGTTGCTTGAGACCACTTTCGTCAGCCAGCTCCAGACCTGGAATGTCATCGGTGTCCCGGTTGGGCCTATCAGCTCCTCGATCGCGTTTGCGGCCCGGTTCAGCCGCATCGCGTTGACAGTGACTGGCCCCCCCGGAGTCGTCCCGACCCGCGCTGGGATTCCTCCGCTGGGAGCCTTGAACAAGATCGGCAGGTTCCCGGTATCGATCACTCTACCGAGCACCATTCCGTCAGTCGATCCCAGAGTTGCTGCAAAGAGTCGCCCGATAACCTCGACCGCAGCATCATGGTTCTTGGCATCATCGCCCCCCGAGCGGATGCCGGCAATCGCCCACGAGTCCTTGACGGGGCCCCAGATGGTTCCTGGAACCGGATTGCCAGGGCTCAGGTTTTCATTTCGGGCCACGACGATGTTGTCCGTCTGGTACTGCCCCGTTTTGCCGATCGCGATCTCGGTCCCTCCGTTGAACAGGAAGGGTCCGCCAGTCCCATCGGGTTTGATCACCAAGGCGAGCGGGTACTTCAAAAAGACGTTGTTGGTTTGATACGAGATCCCGGTCTGCTCGAGCTTCATGCAGGCATAAGGGGGGATGGCCTCCCCCGACACATTCTCGAATGCATGCGTCCGGACCTCTGCCGAAACGTCCTGCGGAGATGGCATGTAAGGCCGGCCGCGGAATGCCCGATAGTTGTTCCTGATCTCATACAGATCAGAAGATGTTCGCGGGCCAAATTGACGAAGACCAGTGCTCATAACAGCCCCATCGATGCGAAGGCGACCGAATCGTACACCCGCCACTCTTTCCATTGCGCAGGGGAGCCTTCAGGAAGTCGCTGCCCATTGGCGTTGAGGGGGACTGGGCTCGTAACCGATTTTCCGGCTCCATCACCCGCGCGAACGATGATGGGATCCCCGGACTGGGTCACACCAGGCACTCGCTCGTAGAACCCCTGCCGCATAATTCGCTTATACCACGCCTTGTCGACGGTCGTTTTAAATGGCTTGCGACATTGAATCTTGACCGTCAGAGCCCAGAAGGTGGCTCCCTGAGCCTTCTGCAGGACTGCGGAGATATGGTCGATCCTCAGGGTACCAATGGGAAACCCGAGAAAGGTGTCAGAGTTGACCCGATCAATGTATCCGTAAAAGGAGACGGGATTGAAATCGACGATGTTCTTTTCAAAGATTCCCACCAGGTCCGAAACCTGTCGGGTCACTCCCAGGATCGGCTCCTCGGTTCCGTCCTGACGCAGCGGATTGCCATCAGCATCTTCGTCGATCTCTTCCTCGCTGCGGATGGTGTCCCAGGTGATTTTTACCGGCAGCTCGGTCGGTCCTCCAGTCTCATCTTGTGGGATCGGGATGGATTTGTAGGTGCAAACGGCCTCGTAGAGCAAAACGGAAACTCGGTCGACCTGGACATCGTCACAACGCAGCGATGGGTTTCGCGGGTGAGGGTCGTCCTCCTTGGGCAGCCCATTGATTCCCGTGGCCCCAGCAAGCACGGTTTCGGTATCGTCGTCCGTCCCTTCGTCCAATGTGATCGTGAAGGATCGGGTGGCTCGAAAGGTAACGTAGCCATCGTCCACGATCGTCTTTCCGGACGAGGCAGGCTCGACCTTTTCGACCACTTCAAACGTAGATGCCATGTCACGGACCTATTTGCTGAATTTGGAGATTGATGTCGCGCCTTCGCTTCAACACCTTGGCGAGGTCCTTGAGCACATCCAGCTGATCCTTCGTCAATTGCTCGGTTTTCTGGACCGCTGAAACGATCTTCATCTGCGGAGAGGTGGTTTGACCCGAAAGCAATCGCGAATCTCTGCCAGTCAGACCTGGTGCCGACTGATCAGCCTCGGGCTCTGGCTTGCGTCGGATATCATCGAGTACTCGCTGAGCCTTGACGAGGGCCTCGATGTCGTTTGGAAGAAATCCCTGGAGCTGAAACCCCAGCCTGCGCGCTGCGTCCTTTCCATGAATCAGCTCGGTTACCTGCAGTCGGAGCTGGTCCGTGGTCCGAATGGTGGCTTGGTGTATTGCGTCCTGCTGAGCCTTCACTCGGGCTGCAGCTGCCTCGCCGGCAGCCAGAGCGGCCTTGCGATCAGCCTGGGCCTGGGCCTGCATCCGACGCAGGGTTTCGGCTGCCTGTTGGTTTACTCGCAGCAGTCGCTCGGCCTCCTGGACCCGCTCTCGCTCCTGCTGGAGCAGTTTGGCATGCACGCTGGTTTCGTCCTGAAGCAGCTCGACTTGCTTTCTGAGCTGATCCCGGACCTCCTTGTTGACCTTTAGATCCCGCTCAGCCTGGTCCCTGAGCGCTGCTCTCCCCTCGATCGCGTCAAGCATGAATCCCAGCAGGCTGTCCGCTGTGCGGGCTTCATCGCGAGTAATTTTGTCACTGACGTCGGAGAGTTCGTTTCGCTTTTTGATCAGCAGCTCCGTGAGTTCGACCTCGCGATCCCCGCGTAGATCGATCAGGGCCAGCTCCCTATCAAATCGCTTTTGGTGGAGTTGCAGCTGAAACTCAGTAAGACGATCGAACTCGGTTTTGGCCTTCTCCAGTTCCTCCCGCCATCGTTTCGTATCAAACACCAGGTCGCCGAGAGCCCGACCCACCTGAAACGAGATCACCCCCACCGCTCCAATCAACCCAGCCTTAAAAAACAGGGCTGCCTTCCCACCTTCCTTTGCTACGTCAGAGAAGGCCGAAACGCGCTCCGTGATCTGAGCCAGCATCGCTGCTCCCTGGCCAAGTTCCCCACCTCCCAATGTTGAGGCCAGCGTGCCCACTAGCTCCGTCGAGGCCTTCGCTTTGCCTCCCAGCTCCTTGACTGCTCCCACCTGCTGCTGGATGTCTTTGGTCGTTTTTCGCACCTGCGCGGTGGCTCGGTCCTCTGCGTCGATGATGATGTCGATGGTTTCGTCAGTCGCCATTGGGAGCCTCCAGGCGGGTACAGTCGCCGGTAAAGAATTCGGCTGCGTCCAGGAACCAGCTCGCCTGATCGAGCACCCCTCCCAGGATCGGCATCGCCCCCTTGTTGAACAGGTTGATTATGCGGACCACTGGTACCATCTCCCCGCAGTAGCGATTGGGACAGCCGTTGATTTCAAACGATCCGTCTGGGCAGTGCTCACACCCACGACCTTCACAGATCGGGCAGTCGACGATGTTCCCGGTCTTGTCTCGACATTCATTGGTGCAGGCTCGGCAAAGTTTTCTATGGCGGATCAGGGCTGCGACTCGGAGCTTTTTTTTTCCTCAGGCGAGACGTGGTTGTTGGCGAAACACTTCTCGACCAGCTCGCGGGCCTCAGGAAACCCGAGCACCAGCTCAAAGTTCTCGTGCGCGAACTCGATCTCGACAGGGTTGTCAGGATCCCGCTCGTCAACCATGTTGGTCCAGCCGACGACGACCTTTTTGAGCTGTTCGATGTTCTCCTTAAACATCTGCTGACCTGTAAGGTCCTGTCTTTCGCGCCAGCTCTGGATGGTTTCCATCAGCGGAATCTGGTCCCGCATCGAAAGAGCCAGGACGAAAAATGTCGGCCTCGACTCCTCGGGTTTATGTTGGTCGGAGTCAAGAACGATCGGGAACCGCTGATTGGGCTCGAGGCATTTGGGCATTATGGGGCTCCGAATGTGATGGTCAGTTCATCGTCTCCTGCAGAGCCTGATTTATTGCATTGGAACTCCACCTCGTCAATCTGCTGCCCGTTTCGCTCCCCTGGTTGAATGTTGAACCGCTGCAGTTTCGGAGCAGCGATTGTAATCTCGTCGGTTCCATCCCCCACAGGAATCGAAAGGGCCTCCTCGGTTCCTGCCAGCCACTTCCCAAACACGTCGTTGGTCGCAACGAGCACGGACTCTGGGTTCATCGTTCCATTGACTCTGCGACCAGTGATCAGCCCAGATTTGTATCCGCTCTCGTCCGTGGGGCAGGTTCGCATGAAGATCTCGTTCCCGAAGTCCAGTTCGATCTGCTCCATGCAGGCTGGGGTCGCACCACCGATGGTAAGCGCGCTGCTGGCAAAACGGAGGGGGGTGATGCTCGGATCGGTGCTGGTCAGCAGGCTGGCATCCGTGACCGGATCCCAAATCCCGATAAAGGTGAAGTCCAGCATGATGATTTTCCCGGAGGGCATCGTTATCCGGCAGTTTCCGACAGCCCCACGAATCCGCTTGAAAACCCCGTCCTCATACTTTCCGATTGTCAGGGTCCGCACTGCGGTCGCATCTGAGCCCCCTGTGGGGGACGTGGTGCTCACGGTGTAGACAATTGGCCCAACCCCCGACTGGATCAAACCGCAGCCAGGAAGGAAGGTCGAGGCCCAGAGAGGAACGGAGGAGCCTCCCGATCCATCCCCCACCAGCTGAATCTGGAAGGTCGCGGTTCCCATTCGGGCTCCCGGGACTCCCGCCAATTGCGAGAAGGCCTTTTGCCCTTGGCGCTGCTCCATTTCGATCGTTGGAGCAATTTCGGCATTGAACACATTGAAGCCTGCCTGAGCAGCGAGGAGCGTCTCAGCGGTCCCCACGGTCCCCTCGACCTTGGCAGCCAGAATTGATTTCTTCTTCAACATTAGATCGCTCCTGATTTCTTAAGATGTAAGTAGCGGATTCGCTCAGCCAACTGTTTCTCCAGCTCGATCCTGGCGACCATCAACACGATTAGCATCAGGTCGTTCTTGACGAAGACTCCGTAAGGCGACACACCGTAGACCTGGCGAATTGGCAGCCGAGCCTTGACCACTCGCTTGAAGACGCGTCCCTTCCATTTCACGTTTTGAACCCCGGGTCGAGGCCCCTGGAATCCTCCAGGCAGCAGCTTGCGACCTTTGGTTTTGCTGATCTTGTAGGTGACACCTTTCTTGGTCTGTTTGGCCTTGAACTCTTTCAACGGAATCCGCTTTGTTTTTTTGACTTTGACAACGACTGCGGAGGGTTGTTTGCGGTCGATCGTCACCTGAGCCTTCACAACGCTCTGCTTGACATTCAGCTCCTTGGTAATTTCCTTGGCGACCGTCGATTTAACCTTCTGTCCGGTTTTCCAGGCAACGACCCCCAGCTCCTTCGACAGGTTGTCTGCCAGGTTCGTTAAACCCTTGATCAGGGAGGTCGCGTCCATTGTTACCAAAGCAGTCATAATCGAGCTGTGTACTCGTCTCCTTCGTTGTGCCTGTAAAACACGTGCAGCACCAGTTTGAGCCCATGAACCCCGCCACCTGCATCCAGCTTTTCTGAACCAGCAAACTCGGAGTTGAAGGCCAGGTTGTTCCAGCCTTGCCAGTTGGCCGATGGCTGAGCGATCGCGGTTTGCATGTCAGCTCTGGCAAAGTTCAGTGTTTGATCGAGTTCGGTCGGATCATCCTCACTCGTCATTGCAATAAAAATGCAGTGGAAGGGCTGCTTCCAGGCAATGGCGGGTGGGTTCCCAGCACAGTCAGAATCCGGGATCCGCTCCGGGTCCGGCTGGGTGATGATAATTTGGCGATCCTTGGGCTCCGCCTTGTTGTTACGCCTTGAGCGGTAGACTTCCGAAACCTTGGTGTTGAGGGTCAGACCAGCAGCCATCTTCCCGAGGCGAGCCTCGAGTTGCTGAGCGATTCGTTCAATGACTGGATAACCCATCAGTACACCAACAAAACAAGCATCGCATGGTCCTGACTGACGATGTCCACGATGGATCGCCTCTCAGCAGCCTCACCATTCCGCACTGACAGGGTGATCTGATCCCCTCCGAGATCCAGCTCCGCGCTCGAGATGCCACTTGTAGCGTCGTTGTCCACATGGACCTCGCAGGCTTGCACCTCGACCTCTCCGACCTTCTGCATCACAGTGATCGTTTGCCGAAATACCTGGGCATCGATCGACCGATCTACGGGAGCGGACTCCCCGTGACCCTGGTGGGGGTGGTAGGTGATCGACTCGGCAAAGTCGTCTGTTCTCAAGAAGACCAGTTCCGAATCTGCCGAGATTTGATCACGCAATGTCATCTGAGGAGCATCCTCTCCTCAGTCTAAGCAGCGGTTCTTCGCGATACGATCCGCACGTAATCGATCACGACACTGTCGGTTGACGTGGCTGCGGTCTTCTGCAGCTGCACGATCGGTTGCAGGCCTGCCGAATAGTTCGACATGTCAAACGTTGTGCCTGAGGCGACCCGAGCTCCGTCGATGTAGAACTTGACGTCCGATTTTCCTCCCGAGAAGTCGATCAGGCATCGTTTATATGCGTTGATCAAAGTCTTTCCGGTCGCCACATCGTCGTTGTTGTTCGTTCCATCGTCGGTTTCAACAACCACTGCAGTCGTTGAGTCCGCTCCGATCACTCGGAAGAGCGCATGCTCAGCGATCGAGTCGGGATCGTCGTTCCTGGCTGAACCCAAGCCAAACGCCAGGGAGGTCGCAGCATTCACGGATGCTTGACCCATCTTGATAAAGAACTCGATGCTCACCAGCAGGTCGATGTCAAAATTCAAATCGTCTCCCATGTGGAGGCAGACGTTTTGCACTTCGTTCGTGTTGTCGTGAGCCAGGGTCGCCTCGCCGTTGATCCCCCCGCGAGTGTACGTTGGGGTTCCAGCGGACGAGGTGTCGTCGATTAGCCACGGGTCATTTTCGGATACAGTCGCACCGAAGGAACCGTGGCCGATGAAATCGTCGACCCAGTCAACAAAATCTAAAATTCGGTCCATTTGAGTTGTCTCCAAGGTTGGTGTTTCAAAAAAAAACGTGTTTGTTTCAAAAACAGCGCGGTTATTTCAGGTCGCCACCCCTGGGAGACTAGGCTCCGTCGTTTTTGTAGAGCCCGACGTGGTCGATGCCCTTGGTACCGAAGGTCTGACGGATCTTGTGATCCATTACATCCTTCTTGAAGTTCCACTCGTTCTCGAGCACAGGAGTTTCCTCACCTTGCAGGAACGAGAGTTCAACCGTGTCGACCTGTCCGAACGCAGCAGCCAGATACCAGGCAGTCGTGCTGTTTCCATCCAGCTCAGGCTCACCCACGACCGTCAGTCGTCGTCGACCTTGAGGCCCATAGAGGTTTGCCTTGTTGGAGTTGCCAGGGTTCGATCCGCCTGCGTCAGGATCAGCCATCGATGTGACCATCACTTCGGCAGTCGCTTCGATCGCAGCTGGTACGATCAAGAACCGCGGAATCACTCGAATCTTGGTGGTGCCGTCAAGGCCGGTCTGGATCCGCATCGCTGCATAGGCTGCGTCCAGGGTGGTCGCTGAAATGGCCCCACCTGAACCCGCGAGGTTCCCGTGGCTTGCATGGAACAAGGCGATGTTATCACTGAGCGGATCGTTATCCGTCAGGATCGCATAAACGTGCTTGTTCTGAGTCCTGCGAGCTGAGGCTCCATGCATCTGAGGGACTCGGCTGATCGCGTCAAGATCATCCCCGACGATGGTTTCCCAGGTGACAGAAAACAGTCGACCGAACTTTTCGACCGAGTAGCTTTCTTTCTTATCCGTGGTCTTACCTTCAGGATAATCGTGGTTTTCTGGAACAACTTCGAGATCAGGCGAATCGCTGTAGCGGATCCGATTGATGTTCTTGAAGTCCGGGACCGAGGGTGCCTGACGCGCCCAGATTCGCCACGTGTAGTCAGCTTCTTCGTAGCCCGCCAGCAGCGTTTTATTGGCTGCGTCGAGCATCAGGTTCGGGAGCATGCCCGTGGTGTGCCAGGCCTCACCCGCGCGCTGGAGTTGGCCTGTGTGGTACAGCCGGTTCAGCGTACCAGGATGCCCCAGAGCAGCCATCGCAATGTCGCGCTTGGTCATCCTCTGGGTGCGGACCCCCCCGCGCCGAAGGATGTCTTCAGCCATCCTGAACAGGTCAAAATAGATGAAGTCATCGTGGCCCCGAGCTGGCTTGCGACCACCAAACGGATCGATCCGAGTTTTGCCTGGCTCAGGCGGGATCGCGTTCATGGCGCGGAGAATGAGACCATCGCGCATCGCAGCATGGTACTTGTCATCTCGGCTGGCTGTGACTTCGATCCGATCGTAGCCACCTCCTCCGACTGGTTTATTCGACATGCGTTTAAGCACTACCTTTCTGGCTTCGTTGAGGGACGTACCATTGTCGCAGAGCTGATCAGCGAATGATCGCTGCAAACCAGCCTTCTTGACGATGGCGCGAATTTCCTTTCTACGAGCAGCATCCTGCCGAATGATGCGGCGAACCTCGTCCGCGCTGGTGCCCTGGGCCCGCTCGGTAGTTTCGTCGTCGTCGGACGGGTCCTCGTCCTCTCGGGACGTGTCATCATCCCCGGGGTCGTCATCTTCCTCGCGGGAAGTGTCGTCGTCATCTTCATCGGTAGAGGAGTCGTCAGTCGAGGTGTCGTCCTCGTCCTCTTGGTGCTCCAGCATCCATTCGATCGCTTCATTTGCGTCGTCGATCGAGTCAGGCATGCCCTGTGCGACCAGTGCGTCTCTCGTTTCGGTTTTCATCCGTTCGATGCCTCCAAATGGGATTTGATAGCTGCGCAGCAATTGTCTAACGGTCGACGTTGGATCTGCCCCCGCTGCGACCAAGGAGGCATCTGTCGGAGTCCATCGGGTAATCACCTCGGCCGGCCCAGAGTACGTGACTCCTTCGACCTCCTCGGTCTGATCCCCGTTGATTCGGATTGATTCGATGGGTGTGGCTGTGATTGAAAAGTCTCTCAGGTGCCCGTCGAGCAGTTTGTCAAATGCGTCCTGGCTGGCCTGATCTCGAGCTGGCATCGCCTTACCACCAGCCTCTCCGTTTCCGGTCCCGATTCCTCGAACACTGCCGAGGACGTTTCTGACGGTCGATCGGTCGTGCGAATCGACGATGGGGAGCTGGGGGTGGTCTGGATCCCGTAGTTCCATCCCGCTCATCAGCAGGATCTCGTCGTAGACCTCGTTGCGATCCCAATCAAATCGCTGAACTGGGTTTTCGGTCGCGATCACGACATCGACGGTTTTGGATTTTGGATCCTTGGTTCCTTCCCGAATTGTGACTTCCCGCATCACCATCCGCTGGGGGTCGACCGAGTCACTCTTCCAGGATTTCAGCTTGCGCCTTCGCTCGGGCTTGGGACTGTTGGTTCGTCGTCGTTTAGATCGCGCCATTGGTGATCGCCTCCCCCTGTTGTGAAGCATTGGCCTCAGCAGTGGTCTGAGCAGCCTCGGCTGTAGTGGTCGCTGCCTGAGCCCCTTGGACCTCCGCAGTCATCGTGGCAGCGTTCAGTGCATTGGGCGAAATCAGCTTCAACTTCCGCAGCAGCTGTTCTTCCTTCGCGCGCTGCTTGAACAGTCGTCTCCAGTTGCCTCGACGGTTTCCGATTTCGGCCTGGTAGGTGGACTGGAACCCGTCAATCGCTCCCTGGCTCGAGGCCTGATCAGCCTGAGGATCGACCCACTCCCACATTGGCGTTTGCCATTCGACCGGAGCGTACTTGTCGAAATCAGAGTCCAGTTCGACCACGGACGGGAAGTCTGGGTGCCCGATCATCGCTGCAGCCTCAACAAACCACTCCCAGACCGGCTGACACATGTGGCAGACGTCATAATCCTGCCACTCGCGGAATCGTCGACGGTCCTCAAGCTGGCTTGCGCGGTTGGAGCTGTAGGATGTTTGGCTGAAGTCTCGAGCCACCAGTTCAAAACTGAGCCCTGTCCCGACCGCGATCCCTCTCAGCATCAGGTTGATCCAGGGAGCTGCATTTGAGTTCGGCCGGTTTGGATTAGCGATTTCCACACCATCCTCGTGGCCGATCTTCATAATCATGGCTGGTTCCATGAACGCGTACTCGTTCCCAGCTGAGTCTGACGTGTCAGCTCCGGTCGACAACGGTTTCAATCCGGTACCTCGAGCACCTTTGGTTTTCCAGAAGGCTGTGAAGCAGGAGGCAACCGCTGAGGCCTGCATTTCGTTCTCGATGTAGATGCCGAGCGTCCGTAGCATCTCAACGATCGGAGCGTACCAGGTAACTCCGCGGCTCTGGCCGATTCGTTCCTGGCGAAACAGGTGGATCACATCTTCTGCCGGCAGTCTGACTGGCTCACGGTCAAAGGTGTGGGGAGCGGTCGGGTGGTCCTTGTAGACCCAGTAGGCGAGGACCGTACCATCCTCGTCCATCTCGATCCCTCGCACGATTCTGACATCGCTGCTTCCAGGACGAGAGATGTAGGTGTCCTTGTCATAAGCGATGCGATCGGCCTCGATCATTTCAAGCGCAAGAGGAACTGGTCGGTACTTGCCCTTGTGGATTCGGCCCTTGAGTTTGATCCGATGAATGAGGCATTCACCAGCCTCGACCTGCTCACGACGACCAAGTCGCTGCATCTCATGGAAGTGCAGCTTGCCACGGATGTCGCAGACCTTGCACCAGTCCTCCCAGACCTTCTCGCGTCGTTCGTTCTTCTCTTCCTCGTCCTCACCATCGGCATTCTCAAGCATCGAGTGAGCTACGATCCCGGTGCCGATAACACTGCTGACGATGGTCTCGACCACTCCTCGCGCGTATGGGTTGTCCCGGACCAGCATCCGCACCCAGGCTCTCAACGCATCGGCTCCCCAAGGACCTGCGTTTTCCTGATCAGCAGATCGGTTCTGAGGCTTCTTGTGGCTGTTGAGACGGTTGGTTTCAGCGCCTGCGTATCGCTTGAGGGCCAGCCGTGCCTGAGCCCGTTCTAGCGCGCGACCTGGAGCAAAGGTCCGAACGATCCCGTCAACCACTGCTGCCGGGAACGAGGCGATTGATTGGAGTGCTCGTTCGATCACCTGCTGGGCCCTTGGAATTTCGCCAATGTGATGCTCCCCCCAGCCGCATCATCGACCTCGGCCTTGAGCAGCCTCCGCTCCTCGTAGAGCGTAGCCAGGTCCAGGCGGGTCACGGTTCGCGCCCCGATCGAGTAGGACGAATGCTGACCCGTATGCAGGGCTGTGATCGCGGTCTCGATCTGATCTAGCAAAACTGAGGGATCTAGTGCCATAATCGCGAATCATATCGGCAAATTGGGCGATCTGAGATTTCTGCGTACAATCCCGTGGATTTTGCCGATAATTTGACTAGCATTCGAAATGCTACAAACGGCCTTGATTTGGGGCCTCGCTGATTGGAACCCAGCGTTATTCACCAGCTTTTTTTCAGGAGAAAATCATGGCAAAGATGATTTCTAAGGATCACGAAACGATCGTGACCGTGACCGGTTCTGGCGACGACGACGATACTTTTTCTGGCCAGGCTGACGATGGCGAGCATCGATCTGACTGGCTCGCGGACGAGTACGATCCGATCGAATCGGCTGAGGGTTGCGAATGCCCATTCTGCCTCAGTCGCTAAGTAACAACCAGCCTTGGGGGCTCCGCGCCCCCTGGCTTTTTTGGCTGACTGGAACCCAGCCCTTTTTTTCACCACCTTTCAGGAGCTACTAATGAACGAAACGCTTACCAAAATCGCCAAAGACCACCTTGACCTCGAGACCCTTGTAACCCGAGGCTCTGATCGCCTGGATTTTCAGCCTTGCTGGGTCGGGCACATCGCTGAGGCCCTGCAGGAGGCCTTCCTGTCGGGATCCATGTTCGCGGGGGTCGCACTCGCCTCACGAATGAGCAGGGAGAATCTCGCCCACGTACTGAATGCACTGCTCTGCATTGACGACGACGAAAAGGCTGCTGAGGAAGTGATTCAGGCTGGACAGATCGTATTTGACAAGATCAGCTCCTTAAGGCCTGAGGCAGTCGCGATCGCTCAAGGCGCTGGCCCGGACCCACAAAGTGATGCGAACTATATCCGACGTCTAAGGGACAAAATTGGTGAGCTGAGGGCTGACCTTGACCAATTTAAGGCTAGGTTCGGACCCCTGCCGATCACTCCTGCGGACAAGATTGGCGAGGTGATGGCTGGCTTGAGCCCATCCGAACTCGCTGATCAGCAGTGGAAGGACCTAGTCGGTCTCCTTGAGTCAGGCGAGGCCAAACCGTCAGACTTTGCGGAATTCTGGGACAACGATTTCGCGATGAAGGTTGCCGACCTGTGGTGGAATGAGCGAGGCATCGGGCTACGATCGGAAGGGTAAACCGCAATAGCGATCCATCGACACCTGAACTCAGGGTCGCCGGTCCCCTGAGGGTGAAGGTTCCAAGCGGAGACCGGCTTTTTTCCAAACCATGAAAGGTAGCAAATGGCATTTTTAACGAAGCGATCAGGAACCGAAGGCCCTCGCCACGATCCTTACCACTACGACGAGTTCATTGTCACCAAACGTGGCAGGACCGCGATTTTGCATCTTGGTCTCACAGCCTGGCTTTCTATCGACGGTCAGCGATGGAACTGGATTAAGGGCTCAACTGCTGAGTCGAATTCGATTAAGCACTTCGAGCACTTTTGCGGGTGCTCGTTGGAAGCGGTCGAGAAGGCCTGGGATCGGCTGACTGATCCACCGAAATGCCCTTCCTGCGGGCTCGGTCGAAATCATCGGGTGAGCTGCGGAGGCTTTCCTGGCGAGGAACTGGTTCAATGCACATGCGGAGCGATCGTGAGCAGTTTCTGCGATCGCTCAGCGATAGAGTAGTTCACTCCTCCTGATCCGGTTTCTCAACGTGATCGAGGGCTCGCTCTCGCATCGTCCGACCGACCGGCTTTTCGCTGACCGACCAGGTGTGCATGCAGAAGTGGCAGCGGATGTACCTGACCAACCCGCGTTTGGCATACACCCGCGAGTAGTTCTTGGGCTCTTTGGTTCCTTCCTTCTTGCAACGATCTTCGTGACATCGTGAGCAGGGAGGAGCCACGAAGTTACTGGCCCTGGGTTCAGGGTTCTCGGCTGGTCGTCGCACATCTTTGGGAGCTGCTTTTTGCTTGGTCATCTTCGTCTCCTGGAACCTTGGACCCATCCTCCGGGTCGCTGGATTAAGCGGTCCTGAGTCCGCGATCGAGTTGGTTTCTTCGGCTGAGCGGTCTGCTCCACGGTCTCAGGTACCTCGAGGCTGGTCCGCTTGATCAGCCGCACTCCGATCACTCCCGCAGCTGCACAGGCGAGAGCCAATGCGTCCAGGAAGTGGTTGTTCGTATGGTGCTCCACCCAGTTGGTCTTCGACTTCTTTCCAGGAGTGAAGACCGTCTCGCGACCCTCGGCCACAATGTGGTTCGAAAATCTCAGATGCCTCTTCGGATTATCCGGATCCGAAAATAGCGAAATGGCTCCGTCATTGAACTCGTTGTAGTCGTTCAACGTGGGGGTGATGAATCGCTCCTGCAGCCAATGCTTCCACCACTCCGTATGCACGTTGTAAAGCCAAAGTTTATCGTTCTCCTGCCAGCTTGCGTAGCACTCCAAGTACGGTTTTCGGTTTTCGCTCTCCTCACCAACGTTAAATCGCCCAGTGTCCCAGCCTTTCGCAGCAGCGAAGGGAGTCCCCCCAGCCTGACGGATCGCCTCGTAGACCGCATCCTTGTAGTCCCCTGAGTCAGTGAGCCCAAACTCGGGTTCGTGCTCAGCGATGATGTGGTTCCTCCAGGCCACGAAGGTCTGAACCAAAGCGATTTGCACATCGGCCGGAGCGGTTTTAACGTCCAGATTCCCGATCGTTTCGAAGCGACCGTAGTCGATGATGTTGCCGATTGCGTTCCCATGCCAAGCGACCTTGACCCAATGCAACAAGTACTTCCCGACATCGCATCCGTAGGTGATTTGAACGTCCTTGTTTGGGGGGAGCTCGTTTTGCCTGAGCCCAGACAGGCGTTTGGCGACCGTACCAGCGACCAGCCCGAGCGACTCGTCAAAGTCGTCCTTGTCCGGGTTGTTCTGGTACTCAGCCATCACTCGGGGCAGGCCCAGGTCTGCGATCTTGTTGAAGAAGGCCTGCAGCGCCGTTTTCTCTGCTGGGTTCCCGTGATCAAAGCGATGGGGGTTGGTCAGTTTAGCCCCTTCGTGCATTTCGTCGTGGTGGGTCTCGTAGTAAGCGACCGCTGGCCAGCCATCCTTGTCCCCTTCCGCCTGAGCCCGCTGCCTCAGTGCGATATAGTTCTCCCAGTGGTTCTCGCGCTTATCATCGGTCCAGCAGGTCGGCCACTTCTTCAGGATTCCATACCGATCACCAGCAAACGTTGGTCGCCCTCCTTCCTTCACATCCCGGGATGTCACTCGGTAGCTGTAGGACTTGCGGGATTGGATGGTGGTCACGATCACTCGAGGGAGGCTCCCGGTAGGGCCCGCAAGACCAGCCACGTCTCCATCGATCGCCTCTTCGATCTTTTTGTTCTTATCCCTGTCCCTGGCGACGAACTTGTCCTCGGGATCGTCGATCACTGCGAAGTCTGACCGCTCACCACGAATCGCTGCGTCGAATCCGTAGTATGTGAAAGAGCAGCCCCCATAGGGAGAGCCTGGGACATGGGGAAACCGCAGTTCCTTCAGGGTCCATGTGATGTTGGTCTTGTGACCGTCGACGTGCTGCTTGGCTCCCCTTCCAGAGGCTCCGTCGAGATCCTGGACCGGAGCCGAAATCTCAGGGAAGTCCGCGCCCAGTGGCCCGTCCTCCCACTCAAACGCGAATTTGACCTCTGAGAAGATCTTTTTGAAGGCCAGCCCTCGTGTTCGGGCGATCGCCACAGGGTGCCTTCGCAACTGCTTCATCAGAATGTAAATGATCATCCAGACGATGATCGTGGTTTTGCCCTCACCTCGAGGGGCAGCCAGAGCCTTGTCACCTCCGGTCTCCGCGCGGTCGTGCAGTTCCTGGATCAGCTTTTTATGATGGACCGCAAATGGCATGTAGAACGCGTGTTTTCGCTCTGACGTGTATCCGTAGGTCCTCAGAAACCGCTCCGGGTCGTCGAGGCACCTTTCCCTTCGCTTGATGTCGGCCGGCTCAGGGATGAAGACCTCGGCAGCCTGGGACCGCTTTTGACGTTTCCGAGCCATGTCGCGAGAATGCTCGTCGTCAATTACCGCTGCTCTTGACGGATCCTGTAACAGCACCAGCAATCGAACCTGATCCTCCTCGGAGAGCCTCTTCAAGAGGTCCAGTAATTCCCAGTTCTCGAGCGAGCATAGCGACTCGATCTGCTGGGGGCTCAAGTTCTCGAGGACGATGGTCATCTTGCTGGTTTTGCGCCTCCGCTGACAGGAGCCCTTTGCACGCTGAGATTTTCTCGCGGATGGATGCTTTCTCGTCAACCAAGACCATCAGCAAAGTGTTGATCACCGCGGTCCTCTGGTCCTCCGTCAGAGGCCATCGCTGAGCGATCGCTCGCGCCATCAGACGGGTGTCTTTGATTCCCTCGTGCTCAAACACTTGATTAGCCTATCAATCGCCACAGCCACCTTCCGAGTCGCACCCTCCAACGAAGAGGCTTAATCTCGCAAGCTTCGTCCACAAGGTCTTTCGCAGCCACTTTGCAAGCCGAACTCGTAGTCCAGGCCTGCGGTATTTCCGATGGGCTGGGTAACGGGGATCAGGAGCAGGTTGACCAATGCATCGCGCGCGGACCCAACGTGGTTCATCTCGCCAGCCATCGGATGATGCATCGACTTCGTCTCCTTCCTGGATTATCTCCCCAAACCGAAGGTGTCTGTACATCGGCCATCTCCAAATTTTCAGCCATTCGTCAAACATCGAACTTCACACCCTCCTGCGTCAATCATCCTTTGAAGGATAATCGCCACGTACTCAGGATTCAATTCCAGCCCGAGGCATTTCCGGCCGAGCTGCTCCGCTGCGAGCATCGTGGTACCTGACCCCAGGAAGGGATCGTACACGTCGTCCTCAGCCCCTCCGTGGTGCCGAATCGGTCTCCCCATGCACTCGATCGGTTTCTGAGTCCCGTGGATGGTTTTACCATCGTCGACCTTTCCCTGCGTCCGATGCATGTTCGGAATGTCCCAGACCGTCGACTGCTTTCGGTCCCCAGCCCACTTCGCGGTCCCTCTCGCGGCATACCAACAGTTATGAGTGATGATGCCATTCGCAATGTAGTGCTGGTCCTTGGCAACATCGAGAGAGTACACCATCCCTTGAAACTGGTTGATTGCCACTGCTCGAACAGGGGCCCATTCAAATGTTTCTCCTCCGGTCGGGCAGGAATCACATTGCAACTTCTTACAATCGTTGTCCTTGTTCGACTAAAAAGCCTTTGCTCCGATTGGTCAATCAATGGGTACCAACCAGCACCACAGGCTCAGGATGAAGCGAAACCTCGACCTTCAGGTCCGCGAGCATCTTGTTGATCCCTGGCGACTGAGCATTTACCTGGCTCAGAAGCAGATCCAGCTTGCCAGGGTCCACAATGGCCATTTCGGTGATGCGATCAAAAATGGCGAGAACCGAGGCCTCTTCCGCAAGGGACATTTCCACGTACTCGACGTCCAAAACTACGTGGGAGAAGTCTTCGTTCGCTGCTTCCAGACGATCGATTTCGTCCAATGCCTCTTTGACCCTGGCCTCGCCATTGATCAGGTTCCCGGTCGTTCGGTTGATCGTGACCGAGTCGAAGATCCCGAACTCATCCAGTGATTCGTGAAGGACGTCTCGCTGAGCCTGAGGATGCCCACGATGATTGAGCGGGTTGAGATTGATCGACCGCGGATCAGCCTTCCCGTGGTCGACGATGCGGGATCGCCATTTCATTTGGGGAGCTCACCTCCAGACTCGATCGGGTTCCACAGCCTGTGCAAAGTGTAGAATCTGAGGAGTGAATAGGTCCACGGACGTGATCTGGATCCTAACGTGATCATCGCGATCGTGCTGCTCTTGATCCCGCTGAGCATGCATCCACTCGATCACGTTACAGTCGGGAGGTGGGAATTGCGACTCGGCCATCATCAGCTCCCTGGGAACTCAGCGACCGTAACATCGCCTCCGTATCGTTCCTCGAAATGAGCGATGCAAAACAGCCGGAAGTTGCCGAAGTTATCAGACACCAAGAACACACCAGGTTCGCTGCAGGAACCCTCCGAGTGATTGCCGAACCACTTGTGAGCGCGCACGCAGTGGAGCTTCCGGGTGTCGTCCCGCTCACAGGTGTATCGCAGGTCGAGGTCGTTGGGACCAGGCTCGTCGAACAGTTTCTGGGCCAGAGCCCTTTGCTGGTTCTTAATCGCGTTCTCGTGCCCAAATCGGTACTCAGCCTCAAGGCTGGATCGCAGCTCGTTCAGATCCCGCTCGAGCCCACCGTTGAAATGCCAGGCGATGGAGCTGATCGCTGCCTCGGTAACGTCCCTCAGGAACTCGTCGATACCGCTGTGGTCCCGACCGTAGACCTTCCTCGGAGGTACATGGTGCCTGCACATCGAGTCGAGTCGGTCGTCGTCGATGTCAGGGAACCGAGCCCTGATCCGAGCCCGAAACCTGAGGACTGCTGGGTGATTCCAGTATTTGGGCTCACGGAGATGCCGAGCCTGACTCGAGGCGATCGGCCAGCCTCCGCGACCTCTGGAACTAACGAAGGGGTCGCCTGGACTTCCCGGTCGGTGGCAGAGTGGATAAGTCATCAAAAACGTCTCTCACTAACATGGAATCGGTATGTTAGCAGACCGGCTGTTTTCCTTGGATTCCGTTAGTGCCCAGGTTTCACAGCAGCTCTGACAGCAGCATCTTTCGCTTCGATCAACCTTCGCAGGGCCAGGCTCCGTTGAGGACCTCGCGGGATCGTCTCAAAGACGTGCTTGGCGAGTTCGCAGAATGGCTTCGACACCTCCTGTAGGCTCTCTGGCAGATGCTCAAACGCAAAGAAGATCATGGTCGTTTCGATCTTGGCCATTTCTTCAATCGTCATCAGATCAGCCCCACAATCAGGCCCCAAATAAAAAACCCACTCGCAGTCAGCATAGCAAGTCCGATCAGCACGAACAGTACCGCTGAGGCCAATCTGGCGAACCGAGCTGAATCGCGGGTGTTGCAGGCGATTTCCTCGAGTAGCCCAATCACCTGATCATCCTCGCGGAAGTACTCGACGCGCCTCCCTCGTATTTCATAGGCAGCGACTTGCGGTTTATCCTGCAGCGACTTGTTCATCTGACCTTGCTATTTCGCTTTCTTTTTGCTGGCCTTCTTCTTCGTGGCTGACTTGTCGGTCAGGGCCTTTGCGATCAGCTGGATCGCCTCAGCAGGCCAATGCCCCTCCCCGACCTGTAGCCGAAGCCCATCCAGAGTGAATCGCTTGACCCCGCGAGATTCAGAGGTCGTGATCGTGCTCCCGTTTTCAATTTCCAACATCGGTTTCTCCCGGTTTGGCGGGCTCGACTCGAAACCGCCAGGTGACAGCCCATCGGTCGGGATGGCTCGGCCTTCTCAGAAACCTCCAGAGTGAACTGTAAATCGGCCTCACGACCGGCTTCAGAATCTTAACTCGGTTTGGCTCGAATCCCAGCATTGCTTCCCCCAAT